CAATCCGTAGTAGCCATTGTTCTTTCCAATTCTGCAATACACCAAAACCTTGTGTGTAGAAGTCAGCTCCATGCCATTCAATAAAGATATGTCGTTTTATTTCATCTATATCAATAATTTTAAGTGTTGGTATATTATTTGTATTTGCTACACCATGGAATTTCATTTCACGAAGAAATCTTTCATACAATAATTCTTCGGTCCATAATTCATTTTCTCTTATAAAAGAATGATAATTCTTATCCCTATTAAAACTCATGCATAAGGTTTTACTATCTGGGCTTATATACGGTGTGTAAACTAAATTAGCACGAACATTTTGACTACCGTCCCAATTATATAGGTAACTCCAATCACTAAAATTCATATTTTTCTCCAAGAATATTTAGCTATAAATACCTATAGGAGAACAAAATGATTCGTGGTATCGGGGGCATTCCTTATATTAATTTAGATGATCATATTGACGTAGCAGGTTTTAAAGAGTTGCACTACAAAATTTGCAAAGGTATCGTATATGCGGAACATAAGAAAGAAGGCAATATGGTACAACCTGGTGGATTTGATGATGCATATCAAGTTCCATTTAAGCCAATATTCCAAGTGTTAGAAGAATATCATAATCTTCCTGAAGATCATGAGATTCGGGTTATTGGCAGAGAGATTGGGGAATATAATAATCGTGATAAATTTATATTATTTCTCAAATTAGCAATGGGAGCTTATGATGCATATCAATTTGTTTTCCTTAAAACTGAAGCAGGTGGTTGGGATAGTCGTTTTGAAGAAAAAAGTTGGACTCCTGATGTTAAATACTTTCCTGAATTAAAACTTTGGTTAGAAAACTTAGTTACTTCAGGTGTGTTCAAACATTTGGGTCGCATTATTTTCTTTAAGGCTGAACACGATTGTTACATGCCATTGCATCGTGACTTAATTTACCCTGACGAAAATGATTATTTTGACCACCGGCACGAATTCATTCATATCAGACCTAACTTAGATAAACCGTTTTATATTTGGGATCGTCAACTTGATGAGAAAGTTCTTGTTGAAAGTTGTGCTACATTTTTTAATGATCACGACTGGCACGCAGGTGGACGTACACACAAACAAACTTACAGTCTAAGAATCGATGGTATATTTACTGATGAGTTTCGTAAAAAAATTAAAATAGACCACCTAAATTATTATTGATTTAATTTTAGATTTTTGTATCTATTTAAATTTTTTATCCTGTTAAGCCAAGTTTCTCCTTCCGCTTCTTCGTGATATAAAATTCTCCTTTCAATTGCCTCTTCAGGTGATAGTAAAAGTTGACTTAGCCCAAAGTTATTAATTAAATTAATGTCGTTTATACTGTTAAAAAAATCGTTAGCCATTTCTTTAGCAGTTATGTGATTAAAACTTTCATTTTCCCACGCAATAGTATCACTGTAAAGTGTATGAAAATCTCCCCAATGTTTGTCAGTATTCTCCATACCTTGCATTTTGTAGCCGTATTTTGGTAAGTCCATTGACATTTTACTAGGTTTTAATGACGTACTGTTTGGTGCAGGAATTTCTAATCCCCAGACTAAAGTGCTTTGATTTGACAACCAATGTTTTTTTAACCAATCAAAGGTATTTTGTTGCGATTGTACAGTTTCTTTAGGCAAACCAACAACTAAAGCAATTGTAGCTCTAAATGGTAATTGGCTATCTCTATAATATTGTCCTATCTCAAGAAGTCCATCCTGTAATCTATCGGTTTTAATTCCTTTACCTATGACCTTTGATGTTTCTTGGTTCATACTTTCGACTCCATAAAAATGTCCCAAAAATCTCATTCTAGCTAAATGTTCTCTGTCTTGTTTTCTAAGAACTAATAAATCTGCTCTTATAAAACCTGATAGGTAAGGTTGAAATGAAAGTTTTTCGGTCGCATCTGCAAATTTTATAATTTTCTCTGTTGTGTCGTTAAATGTTTCGTCTGCCACTAGATATTTGCTTATACCATACAAATCGAAATTTTTTTGCAATTGCAACTTGTAATCTTCTGCATCTCTTGTATAATCTCCCTTAACGCCTAATATAGGAAAATTACAATAAGGACATTCAAATTTACAACCCCTTGACATTTCCACTCCTGTCCATTCTTCGGGAACTAAATAATCTCTAGGTTCATATTCAACATATAATGATTTCATAGGAGCAGATGGATAAAATACTGACCCGTCAACTACTTTTTTTCCGTTTACAATAGTGAATTTAACAGATGAGCCATTACTAAACAAGTATTTTAACAATACTAACATAGCGTTTTCACCATACCCTGTGATAAAGTAGTCTGCTGCATTTGTCATCATTTCAGGTAAGTATTGACCACCAACTAAAATTTTTATATGAGGAAAATTTTCTTTTATCCAATTGCAGTAAATATCAAATTCTTTTGAAAAAGTACCAAAATTGCAACTAGCACCGATAAATTTTAAATTTTCGTCATATCTCTGTCTAAAAATAGTTTGCAATTCATCTAACGAAAAATGGTTAGCGTAATTAATCACTTCGATATTCCAACCATGCTGCCTTAAGAAAGAGGCAATTCTATGAGCACCTAAACTTCTGTATGGATGATGCTCCTCTAAACTAAAAATTACGGCTCTAAACATATTCCACAATTTGTAAACTAACTTTTGGTATAGAACTTAAGTTTGCACTACCATGTATTGCTAAAGGATCATCAAATTCAAATATATCTCCTGCTTTGTAATCTTTAATTAAAAAATCTTTATACATGAAAATGTGACCAGGTACGTAATCTTGATATGGAATCCACAATCTACGCACTGACCCACTATCATCTTTAAAAGTATCTTGATGCAACGGAAATGTATAGGTAGGATTTAATTTAACGAACCACCAATTTAAATTTCCTGAATTATGTATAGGAAGATCGATGTTATGCAACCCTTCAAATTTACTGTAGAAATAAAACTTTGCCCCTGCAGACTCAGTTAAATTCCATTCATCATATTGTTTTTTACTTAATTTGTTTTCTTCTGCACCCGGTCTAACTTGACCATCAGTAGTAAGTATTATATCTAATATGTGTGGTTTAACCCAATCTTTATAATTCCCTAAGTGTCTCATAAGATAAGTATTTAACATGTCTGACCGCATCAAAACTTTTATCAAAATTATAGAAGAACGAACCGGTTCGCCTACATTTTGTGTATTACCTTGGTTACATGTTGCGACAAGACCCAATGGCGATGCTCGTTTGTGTTGTGGAGCTAATGCTAGTGGTGCTAGTACTGGTGATTACATGATCGGACTAGTTAAAAACAACACTGGACTGCCTGCCAACTTTGGTAAAGATTCTATTAAAGACGCATTCAACAATCAATACATGCGTGATGTTCGTTTAAGTATGTTAAATGGACGTATTCCCGCTAGTTGCACTAAATGTTTTGAAGAAGAAAACAATGGTGTAGTAAGCAAAAGATTATGGGAACTTTATAACTGGGATAAAGAAAACATTAATTTTGATGATTTGATAAAGCAAACAAAAAAAGATGGGTTTATCACACCTATTATTCGTTACTTTGATTTACGTTTAGGCAATACATGCAATCTAAAATGTGTAATGTGTAGTCCACATGATAGTAGTAGGTGGATGCAAGATTATGAAAAACTGATTAGTAATACAAAAAGTGACGTAATAATTAAAAACATAATATTTAATCCTGAGAAGTTCAATAATAATTGGTATGATAATGAAGAATTTTGGAATGAAATATTTGAACAGATTCCTAATATAAAGCAATTATATTTTGCTGGTGGAGAACCACTAATGATCAAAGAACATTATAAATTTTTAGATGAGATCATTAAGCGTGGATATAACAAACAAATTAGTTTAAGATACAACAGTAATGGTACTTATGTAGATGAAGATATTATAAAAGTTTGGAGTCAATTTAAAGAGGTAAAGTATGCTTTTAGTATAGACGGTATATTTGAAAGAAATGAATATATACGTTATCCAACAGACTGGAATGATATAGAACGTAGTTTGGAACTATTAGATTGTACTCCTGATAACATTCATGTTAGTATAGCATGTGCAGTACAGATTTTAAACATAAAACATATAATCGATTTTGCTAAATGGAAACTCAGCAAAAACTATAAGAAAATTAATAAGTACAAGATTGATGAGTATGAAGCAGGTGGAGGTTTAATAAATCTTCATTTAGTTTACATACCAACATTCTTATCAGCACGAATTCTTCCAAAAGAAGATAAGGCTGAAGTGAAACAGATGATATTAGATTTTAAGGATTGGTTATGGAAAAATTATACACAAGACGACAATTTTTGGCAGGTAAACCCATATGGATGGAAGCGATGGCAGGCTATCTTAAGTTTCTTAGAAGCAGAAGATCACAGTAAGTTGTTACCTGATTTTACTGAATACATTAGAAATCTTGATTCGATTCGAGAAACAAATTTTTCTCAGACCTTCCCAGAGCTTGCACATTTACTTTTGTAAGAGGAACATCTGCTGCACAAGTACAATAATCTCTTGTGCATAATATAGGCGTATCTGGTAGTGTAAACGTGCCATTATAAATGTTCCCTAAACTTCCTCCTACTCTACAAGTAGCACGATGCACTTCACCGTCCCAGTTAATCATCAAGCTTTCTAATCCAGCAGTGCAAGCCCAACCCTTAAATTTATTTTTATGAAATTTTATTATATCATTGGCATGCATCTTCTCACGATTGTCAATGATACAATTAGGAGCTACTGTAGCATCTTTACTTAATATCCAATCTAGATCATTTTGTTCATAACGCATATCATCAAATAGGTTGTGATCATCGTTAGTCCAACGAATTCTACGAATTGCATAAGGAATATTATAACCATCTAATTTTCTTGTTGCACTTCTAACTTCAGTCATTTTGTCAGGGTGAGCCATAATGTTGATCATGCACGGTTTACGCATACCGGGTTCTGCATCACATGATGCGTAATTTAAAATCGTATTTAATACTCTATCCCAATCTTTTTCAAAGTGTAAACTAAAAACTATATGATGTACCGGTAATCTTAGATAGTATAATGATGTCCTAGTACCATTCGTAGTAACGTTAATCCAACTTTTGTCCCGTTTAACACAGTAACTAACTAATTCTTCAAAGTCAGGATGAACTGTGGGTTCCCCGCCGGTAAAACTTATTCTTGCATTATTAGGTAATTTGTCTACTGCTGCTTTAAGAATATTAATGTCAGTATGTGGACTGAAATTATCATGAATGAGCGAAGGACAATACTCACAGTCGTAGTTACATCGTTTGCCTAAGTTCCATTCAACCTTCATCATATGTTGATGGTAATATGCACTTGTAACTTTATACATTTAAAATTCCCTTCGATCCTGAATCTCTGACATAAGTTTCATATAACATATCAGTATTTTTGAAACTAATTTCTAAAATATTTACTGTCTTATTAAAAAAATTTTTATTCCAAAGTAATTTGCATTGATGATTCGGAACATACCAATCGCTAGCTTTATTGTGAAAGTCTAACAAGATATCAGTAATAATTATTTGTCCCAATGGGTATTTTCCTAAACCCAAAGCGTTTAAATTATCTTTTGGAACGAGGTTTGATGTGTTTAAAGCCCAATTGTAAAATTTAATGTTATCAACTAAAGGTATTCCTGGTTCCACACAAAAAGACATTAGCGTTTCAGAATTTATTGTACTTTGAATTGACAAATCATCTAAAGTATCATTGTCTTTAGCAATGTTTATCCAATCTTTTCCTAATGTTCCATAACCTAAGTTTAATCTTCCCCATTTAATATCTGTATCTAAAAAAATTTTATATTCTTCTTTAATAGGAGCAAATTGTTCTTCTACTAAGTTTAAAGTTAAACTTGAATCGTATTCATGAAAGGGATTATTTAATTTGCTTTCTATTGCATGTATTAAATCATTTATTCTATCCCAAACTTTATTCTCATAATTAGGTACAAAATGATTATGTAATCTGTTTAAATAATCTTGATTAACTTGTTTTGGTAATTCTGCATTAACTTCAATACAACATGTAGTTAGTTCATCAACCAAATCATCAAAAGACAGCAAGTTAAAGTTACATACTCGTATGTTGTTATTTTCAAGATGCATTTTTTGCCAAATATGCTGCACAGGGTTATCGTATAGATGGTAATGTAAATCAAATACGGTGTCTTGTTTCTTACATTTAATTACAGCAGTATTATAACCTATTTTATTGTGATAAAATTCTTTCATATATAATTTTTAAACTCAGGGGTCACTTCAACAAATTTTCTGCTATTTCTGCTATTATCAAGTCTACGATTAAATTCGACAGTATCAGCCCATAAATGGTGTTCATCCTTAGCAAACATGAAGTTAATGATACCATTAATCTGCTCGTCTGTAATGCCTAATAATTTTGGATGTTCTTTAACTAATTTGTATTCAGGTAGTTCACGTTGCACTAGTCTTAGTCTATTATAAACAGTGTTTTTCAAATCAATTGGTAACGTTTGTACGCTTAATACATTCGGATACTTAACCATATTTGTATAAAATACGATACCTAAATCATCTAAAAAATACTTAATCATTTTGTCTAGTACTAACGCATTACTAACTTGCACTGCAACTGCCCCAACTATTCTGCTTATGTTTGGTAATTCTTGTATTTGTTTAATATTATTAATTAGTTCGCTCCAACTTGCATTACCTCGTATGTATTCATAACTATCCCCTATGCCGTCTATACTAACGTTTACTGCGACGGATTTAAATTTAGGCCAATATTCAAAAATGTTTCTATTGTTTTTACCCAACATACTTAAGTTTGTTGCATACTTAATTTCAATTTGATGACCATACGGAACAAGCATATCTAAAATCTTATAGTGTTGTGGATCCATCAATGGCTCACCACCTGCAAACTCTGCCCTGCGAAAATAAGGAATAACTTTAGAAAAACTATCCCACCAATTTAGGTTATCATCAAATTCTTTAAGATGCGGTTTATTAATCAGATTTAAATCATGTATCTTTTTTGGAAGGAAATTATTTTCTTTAATATAAAATTCCTCAACTTCATTCCAATCATTCCAACTAGTACTATCCATTGGATGACACATTCTACATTTTAAATTACAAAGGTTGTTTAATTTAATTTCCATCGTAGGAATTTGAAACGGCATTGTATAATCGTCGTTTAGCGAATCCAAAGCGTTAGGATATAAATTTATTCTTGCTTCTGGAATAACACCCTTAATATGTCTTTGTCTTAAACTTTCTACACCCTGATCTTCTAAACTAAAACAAGGTTCACATTCTTTTGGTCTTTCATCATTCAATACTTGCCTACGAATTCTTAACATAGATTCGTTATTCCATATATCCTCTAGGCTATCTTTTTGAATAAATCCTATTGGATGACTACGACAACAAACTTTAATTGCACCATCTTCTCTAGTCGCTAACCCTGTAAAGGGATGCATACAAAATGTTTTACTTTGACTGTTCAATCGCCCACTCTCTTTCTAAACACCAAAAGCATTTATTACATACTGGCACATAATCTCCTTGTCTATAATTTTTATAATTAATATCTTCAAATTTTGCTTCACAACTTCTTGTTAATTTAAAAAGATCCATAATATCTAAATTTTTATATTGTTTTAGTATCCAATCTTTTTCTATGAATCTAAATGGGTGTATAGCGTATCCATTCATATGTTTCATAATTCGTAAATGTTGATTATGTTCGTTAGGATCAACATCACGTTCCTGCATACCGTTAAAATTCACATTTTTAGGATTTCTAGTCACTGCATTATAATATGCTTGAATTTTGTTTTGGTGGCAAACGTATTCGCTGTATGCTCTTATTTGAATATTGTCTCCGCTTACATTTTTATTATATTCATCTACTAAATTAGGACCTGTATTCTCATATTCTAGTTCAGGAGCAATAAAATTAATATGTCTGTACCAATTAAAATAATTAAATTTTTTATATAACCATTCATACACTACTCTGCTATCATAAGATTGCCAAGGTTTTGTTTTCCAACATCTTACATGACTTACTATATGAATTGAAAGTTTTGGGTTAATCTCTGAGGCTATCTTACAGAGTAAGAAGGTCAGTAACGCACTGTCTGCGCCGCCGCTTAAACTTACTGCTATTCTTGACCATTTTTCGTCAAATGGAATTTTAACCCCATCTATATTATATTCAAACATAGTTTTATTTATAAATATCGCTATGCTGACAAAATTACACAAAATAGACTACATTGATTCCATTATAGCGCAGGTTAATGCAATGGATTTTGATTTTAAAAGAAAGACTTTAAATTACACTGACGGTAATATACTTTCGGGTGATTATAAAATTTTGCCCGAACTTGAAAATACTCCCATAGGTAATTTTTTAACTGAATTAGGTGATATAGGTGAAGCAAGATTGCTAGTGCTAGAGTCTGGCGAAACCTATACGGCTCACACTGACCCAGATGATAGACTTCATTTAGTAATTTCAACTAACCCAGATTGCTATCTAATTGATTTAGATAAATTGCACATGTATCATTTACCCGTTGACGGACACATTTGGAACATGGATACTGGTGTAAGACACGTTGCATGCAATTTTGGAGGTAAGCCTAGAGTACATTTAAATGTCAGACATAAACTTCCTAAATTTAATAAACCTGGTTGGGATATTAAAGTTTCAGGTGGAAACTTTGATTGGAAGCAAGAATTATACGACGGTATTATGAGTCATATAAACTATAGTATTAAAAATAAAGTTATTACGGGTTTTGAAAAAGTGAACGAAAGACAGGTTTATGTGAATTGTAGTATGGAAGAATATATGAATTTAACTACGATGATTGCAAAAAAGGGTTTTGTAGTTACAGGGAATCCCTTGATATAATTTGTTTTGTGGGGCTACTTACTTTTGCATTTTTTCCGCACACTCTTGCACAAGTAATAAGTTTATCTTCGTTCCAATATTTTTCCCAAATAGTTTGATATTCATCTGCTTCTATAATTTCTTTGACACTTCTATTCGCAATATCTAACTTAGGTAATCCACCTAAACTTGCTACTAATTTATAATGCTGATTTAAAATCTCTTGCTTAACAGGAATAGCATCTCTTTCATGACTTATAGGTACATAAGGTAAACTACTTAAATAACAACAGGGCATCAAATGCCCAAATGCATCAAGATAAATTTCACGTTCTTTTTTAACAAAGCAATCAATGACAGTATTTTTAATTTGTTCTTTGTAAGTTTTTAAAATACTGCGGTCTATAAATTTTATTTCACTATAATTACTTGGCTCAAGGTAATGAGTAGTTTGTTTATTTTTATCCCAAACAGGAAATTTAGTTTCTAGTAAAAATCTGCTACTGTCTTTTGTTGTAAAAACTTCAAAACCCAAAGAAGCTGCTAATTCTCTAGCCTGTTCTACTTGATGTTCGTTGTGTTTGAATCTTATGAAAGCCCATTCAGCCTTTCCACCTGCTTGTATGAAAGCAGTAGCATTATTGATTATTTTATTAAAATCTGTTCCTATTCTATATAAATGATGAGTATCTTCTAAACCATCAAGTGCAAAAACAACTCCATGATCTTTTGGTAAAACGTTTACTAAATCTCTCCACCAGCTAGTATCACGCAAACTTCCATTAGTATGAATCCTAAGAACAATCGCAGGGTTTACGCTCTTAGTGTACTCGCACATTTTTGGTAAATCATTATTTAATATTGGATCACCAAAATTTCCACAAAAGTATATTTTGTCGATTTGTTTTAAAACTTGTTCGTTGATTGCGGTTTTATATAGATCAAATGACCAATTATTAATTTTTACCAAATCATTTTTAATACCGCCGTGGATATTTCTTATGCACATTGGGCAGCTAGCTTGACAGTTATTTGATATTTCTAGGTGTATGTTTTTTAATTCATCAAATTTAAACATTGTGTGATATTTAGTTAAATATTTTGATGTTCAAACTTATAGACTATTCCACTGATTTAAATTTAGATACTTTTTACCAAAACGCTAGGTCTCGAGGATATGATAATAACGGCAGTGAGTCTATACTAGTTAATAGTTTTAGGAATGAACATGATTTTAAACTTTGGATATTATATTATAATGGCATTGCAGTGGGAAGTACAGCTACTCATAGTTTAGGTATTTTACCCAACTCATATCGAATATGTGTAAGGACATGTGTTTTTACGGATTTGTTACCCACTCATCATACATTGAGAACTATTAATAATATTCGTCAGCATCAGCACGTTACTGCTCAGTTTTTTATACCAGCATGTGTACTTTATTGTCCAATTGAATCTGATTTATATATAACTACTCATTCTAGTGAAATTGCTAGCCAAAGACTAGTGCATGAAATATTTTGTCCTACCTTAGCAGAACAAGGGTGTTTAGAAAAAACCCACGAACTAGATTATCGTGGGCATGTACAGACTTTTTGGAAGCTTGATAAATTTAAGTTTATGCAACAGCTTGATCAGTTTCCAAAATGGAATTTTTCTTAACGTAATCAGCTATTGCTGCTTTGATTGCATCCTCTGCTAAAATACTACAGTGAATTTTAACAGGCGGGAGCGCAAGTTCTTCCGCAATTTGCGTGTTCTTAATTTGCCCCGCTTCATCAAGCGTTTTGCCTTTAACCCATTCCGAAACGAGCGACGAGCTTGCAATCGCCGAGCCGCAGCCGTAGGTCTTAAATTTTGCATCGGTAATAATTTCATTTTCAACCTTAATTTGAAGTTGTAGCACATCACCACATGCAGGCGCGCCAACTAAACCTGTACCCACATTAGGGTCAGCCTTATCTAATTTACCCACATTACGTGGATTTTCATAATGATCTATAACTTGATTTGAATAACTCATATTTGCTCCTCATCTTGTTCTAATACTACCCAACCTAACTTAAATAAATCCTCTTTTACTTCATCGGTTACATAACTCTCAGTGACAAATTTTTCTTTACGTAAATTATAAAGAAGTTTGCCTTCTTGTGTCATTTCATTGTAAGTTTCATCAGGGATGTCGCCTTGAATGCCACTGCAATACCAATCCAAATAATCACCTTCGCCGCGCAAATCAGCAACGATACCACCTGCATATCTCCAACTGCAACTCCAGCTATCTTCCATTAATATTGGCATAACTTCGTTTTTACGAAAACTGTTATTACACAATGCTGCATAGATGTTTTGCGCATAGTATTCGTCCTTACACTTTTCTACAATGTAGTCACAAGCACGGAGGTCATACTCTAGATTATTTTTAGCCCAATTTGGATCCAGTTCCTGTTGCTCTTTCAGGTTAAAGAAATTTGTATAAAATTCAGCCAATGTATCTCCAGCCTCTGCATTTTCAGGGATCTTTGCTATTTTTCTTTTTAAATTTGCTTCACGATCTTTATTTGTCGCTAGCTTCTTCATCAAACACCTCTACCCAAGTATAATCACCTAACCATTTAACTCTTGTTACGTAATCAATGTGATCCGGAATGCCAGTAGTCCATTGCTTTGGTCCTGTATGTAATAATACATTCTTATTTAGTTTTTTGTCAAATGCTAACCAGTATATTTGATTATGATAAACTTGAAATTGGTATTCGCAGCTATGAACCATATCTGTTAAGTCCAATCTGCGTTTTAATTGTTCTGCTTGTTTCTGTAGCACACGAACCATTTCCATTATCCGTTCGTATTCCTGCTGCGCATGTAACCGCGCAACATTAATCATTATATCTTTTTGTTTTTCAACAGGTACAAGTTCAAATTTCGGAGCCCCGATTTCCATCGGGTAAGTTAAACTATAATGTTTGTCGGGGTCCGAAGGTTGTAGTTTCATATTAAGCTTTTGCTAATACTTGCGGTTGCTTTTGTACTTTCTTTTTTGGTTTTTCATAAAAGATATGGTTACCAATTTGTGCAACCTTACGATAAGGCCACATAGGATTTACCCATAAGTTATGAAAAAACAATACTGTACTAGGTACAACATCTTTATACGAATCATATGCTAATACATTATATGCAATGCGTTCACTTTGTTTGTATCTAGGATCATTTACATTAAGTGGGCGGCGATCACTTTCACACACCCAGCTAAACTGGCACAGTTTTACCTTTTTGTGACCCTCATCATCAATTTCAGGATCATTGTCAATTGGAATTAAGACAGTGCTCACCTGATAAACTACTGAACAAGGGTTAGGTGCAAATCCATGATTGACACGGTTCATTACAACTCTTGCAACAGCTTGTTTACCTTTTTCTGGTTCGCTGCCTGCTTCATAAAATATATTTGTAGCCAAACATTTTAATTGTTTTTTGTCTACTGGTTTTGGCTGAGGTTTAGCCACAGCAACTTGTTGTTGCTCTTCCTCTTCAAAAATAACCTCATTGTTAGCCATAATTAAAATGGCAGAAATTAAAATCAAAATTGCTGCTAGTACGTTTTCTACACGCGGATTGCGTAAAAAAGTTATTAGTTTCATAATTTTCCTTTCCGAGTAATAGTTTACACTATCCTCTATTAAAAGACAAGAATAATGGTTTTAACTTTTTGTTAAAGTTTTATTCTAAAAGATCCCAACAATCGCAATTACAATCAATAACTTCTTGTAATGCTTGACTTGGGGTTTGAACTACTGTCGTAGATGTATTAAAAATATCTACATTTGGAGGAATTATCCAATTTGGTGTATCAAGATTTCCTGGGAAAGGATAATCCGGATCACTGCTACCGCCGGTAACTTTTGTAATAACTCCTGAAGCAGTTGATATAGTTTGAGGTCCCACAGTACCGGTGCCACCTTGACTTATGATATCCTGAGTAATATTTTTCTCCGAAATGTCATTATCAAGTTCCAAACCACATAAACTTAACCTGTTTGCGTTACGAATTTCACGCATTAACGCTATTATACTTTGCCCTCCATAAGTTAATTCATTTGCAATAGCTTCCAAAACGCTTACTGTATCGTTTTGATTTGTTTCTAAAGCAAATGAGTTCATTGTCTCTACAAAAGAAAAAATTGATAAGTTTGATGCTGTTAAAGTTTGAGCGTATGTAGGCCCAGTAACTGTAGAACTTAAACCTGCATCAGTTCTTAATGTATCTTCCTTTGAAAGACTTGATCCAATAGAACTCCAAAGACTATTTAATTCTGCTACTGCTGAAGCATTAGCACTATTATTAAAAATACTTGAAATTTCTGTGTTTGCATTATTTATTAATGTAGCCATGTTTGACCCGGTGTTAGGTGGGGTCAAATTTGTAACCATTTGGCTATATATTGTTGACAACGTAGAAGTTTGTAATTGTTTAATTAACGCCTCGATTCTATCCATTTTGGCAGTCAAAAGTGTAGCTGCTGGATAAAAGTCATTCATAACAATAGTTCCATTTGGCCCTGATCCATTTGCAATTGCTGTCAGCGCACTATCTACGTTTGTTAAATTAGTTGGTAAGTTTGTTCCGTTCACTAAATCTAGTCCTGTTGTAGTCTCTAAATTTGCTACGACCTGACTAAATTTTTGAATATCCACGTTTTTAATATTTCTTATTTGCATCATTGCATATGAAAATGCTCCGCAAGCAATTGCTAAGCTAGGAGACAAAATAGAAGTTAAATAACTTCCATATCCTTTATTGTTTAGTGAAGAATTAACTCCATTTGATGCGTAAATATTATAATAAACTTTGCTGCTTGTAGTATTAGTTCTATACTCCGGAACAACTAAACTAGTGTAACTTGTAGGAAATATTTTTGCTGGATTTAATAAATCAGCCAATGAGTTTAAATTTTGTGTTTGGCAATTTAAGATTGTTAAAATATCTTTTAAATCATTACCAACCAATACAGAAAATGCTCCAAATATTTTTTGTTCCTGAATAGCAGTTACATCTGAGCCATTGATGATAATATCTGTAATTTCTGTGGTGGTCAATCCACTGTACACTAAAGCAACAGTAAGAGCCTCTGTTACCGCATTGTTTGCATTAAGTGTTTTTAAAAAATTACTCGGCAAACCAAATTTGTCTATCGTGTTTAAATTTATTACTTTGCCTGATTTTATTAAATCTTGACCCCAAAATAACATCGATTGATTAACTCCTGCAATGTCCGCAGTTGTTAAATCATTCATATTACTAAAAATGCCTTTTAAAAAAGTTTTACTATTTACAAATGTGTTGATGGTTTGGTTTGTTTGTACTTTATAACTGTAGCAGTTTATAAAATCTTGACAAAACTGCCTATAAGAGTTTAATTGTGACGCAGGATTTATGTTTCCACTCAACGATGCGTTTGCCCTTCCTGCAAGATACTTTATGAAACCCAAACCATTTAAATATCTATAACTGTCAATTGCAATTGTAGCTCCGACAATAGGATACGTAGATGGTGCTGAATTTCCTAAGGCAGGTATTGTACTAGATCCTATTTTATTTAAATTAGCTAAGACTGTAGCACTAACAGGTAATGCTACCGCTAGTGACATTGCATTATATAATGTGTTTAAAACAGTATTTGATATTACTGAACCGTTAGTAACAGATGCGGGAAGTCCTAACGGAGTAGCGAATCCAATATTGTTATTAGTGGAAGTGAAAACACCGGTGTTTGCTGCATATGTTCCTACACCAGATATTAAACAAGAAGATACATTTACACTTAAGGGAGATTGTTGACCTTGTAAACTCATGGGCAAAATATGTCAGGGCTACCTGTGACGATACTATGTCCACAGCTATTTCCCGAACCTACTCTAAGCACAGGACATCCCTCAGCAAAAACACTTGGACTACCATTTGTAGTCGTAGCCGCACGATGCGGCGGGTGAGGGTCACCCCATGGTGCGTGTGGTGTTATTCGGCTTACATGTAAGCCTACTGGTATACCATTCGCAAATACAGTCCCTGCACCTCGCATTATAGCTCCGCCGGGTTGATCTGTATCACCTTTTCTACTTAATTTTGGCATCCTTATCCTAATATAATTTGCTTTTCAGGTACTTGTATACCGGTAGTAGCTTCAATATACTTTACCTTTACTTGTTCATTCGTATCAGCAACAATTGCGACACTATTAATATTTAGTCTAAAAATACCGTTCATATCTGTAGTAAATAGGCTAGGAACCATTCCTATACCCTTTTGACTAGGAGCAATGCTCACAGGCTCACTGATTTCAACGGTTTTATCAGTAATTTTTATGACTTTAGCGACTAATTCTTCTCCACTATTTAATTTGAACGAATATACTTCATTTATGTTAAGATCCATGTTTATCCCATTAATTTTCTATGTAATTCTGTATATCCACCAATTAATTCTTCGTCAATGAATATCTGCGGCACTGCACGTGCATTTGGCACTGCTTCTAATAATTGTTCTTTAGACCAGTCTTTAGTTATATTTCTTTCTTCGTATTCAATACCTTTTAACTTTAACAAAGCCTTGGCTTTATCACAAAAAGGACACATGTCCTTACTCCAAACTATTGCTTTCATTTTTTCCTCTTATAAAACTGGTAACGCATCGTAATCTACAGTGTCACTCATAACACCAATTACGTAGTTTGTACTTTCGTTTTCTTGTAAAGCAGTTTGCTTTTTATTGATATTCACATGTTTATTGAACCATGGAATAGGACTTGTTTTTGGATGATTTTCTAAATACTTAATACCAATATCCTTAAGCCTGTTAAAAGCAGTCCAGTCTACAAAATCTTTAAGTATATCTGCATTTAGTCCTATTACAACACCCTTACTAAAAAGATAGTCAGCCCAATCTTTTTCTTCTTTGATTACCTCTAAGTACATATTGTAAACTTCCTGTTCACATTCGATTTTTGCTTTTGCAAACCTTTCATCTTCTTTCACCACTTGATTAATTAAATATGCAGTCCATTCAGTGTGCAGTAATTCATCTTGTAGTATAAGACTTATAATATTACCATTACCAATGTATATTCTATTCTCCACCATTGCAAGACTAGTAGCAAAACTAACCATAAAACGCAATGCTTCTAGTGCGTAACTTGCATTTAGTGCCATCCATATAGCTTTAATATGACTTTCTTCACTAACTGCTTTTTGAGATGTTTCCTTAAAACAGTTCAGTTGATGTAACTCCTCGTAGTAACGACCAACATTTGCTGCCATTTCAATAATTTCTTTTGTGTCATGTATCTTGTTAAATTCTTCTTTAGGTACACCATACACATTACGAATGATATGACTATATGATTTGCTATGTATATTAGTTTCAAAGAAACTCCAGTTGTTAACTAGTGCTTCTAGTTCTGGAATACTAATCACTGGACTGAATACTTGTGAGGGCGCACGACCTTGTATACTATCAAGTGCAGTTTGACGCAATAGATTACTAGTAAAAATATGTTTTACTGCCTCACTAGCTTCTTTATGATCAATCTTATCTTTAGTCAAAGTTATTTCTTCAGGCACCCAAAAAAATCCACGTGCTGTTTCTTCGTATTTGGCAATTTTGGGATATTTTACCTCCTCAAATCTTTGTACTGTTACAGGCCCTGCAGGATCCAAAAACATTGTACGTTTTAAATAATTTGTTTGTTTTGTTAAATTATATTGTTCTTTACTCATAATACACATGCCTCACAAGCTTCTTCATCTTCTAAAGGTTCTAGTTTTGTAAACTCAATTACGTTATCTTCTTTTAGTGCAGCCTTTGATCCCACTTTGTTTATCAAACTATAGTAAATGGTTTTTAGTCCCCATTTATAACCTAACATTAAGTTTTTCGCTATCAGCGTAGCACTAACTTTACCTTCTGGAAAAAATGCAGGATTATAAAAAGTATTTGTGCTGATACTCTGATCAATGTAAGCTGCCAAAACGGCTGACGTTTTTAAATAGTCCACACAATCCTGTTGTTCCCACATTAGTTGATAACGATTCTTTAACCTCTTGTATTCTGGCACTACCTGAACAAAACTACCAGCTTTACTTTCTTTGACGCTAATTAATTCCATTGGCAATTCAATGCCATTAGTAGAATTTAATACTACACTAGAACTTTCAACTGGTGCGATTGCCATTAATGTAGCATTACGAATACCGTATTTTTTTAATTTCTCACGTAGTGCTTCCCAATCCATGCTAGGACTAAAATCTGTTAGTTCATTAACTCCTTCTGCTCTACGCTCCCAAGGAAAAATGCCCTTGCCGTAGTATGTACGACTACTGTTCTTGCATGCTCCACGTTCTTGTGCTAACTCGACACTAGTTTCAGTAAGATAATATGCTTGATGTTCCATCCAACGTTTTACTTCTGCAAGCCCATCGGCTGTTCCATACTTTAAATGGCGCTTTGCATGCCAATATGCTAAATTAGTAATGCCGACGCCCAATGGTTCAAAATCTTCATTTGCTAATTTACTTTGAACACTTAAGAAGTCCTGATAATTTAACAAATTACTTAAACTGCGCACAAGAACTCTACAAGCTTTTCGCATATCTTGTGGATTTTTAAATGCGCCCCAATTAACACTACCCAATGTACAGAGAGCGATACGCCCATTTACATCTTCAATTCGCTGAAATGGTTTAGTAGGCAATAGTATTTCTTGACAAAGATTACTTTGATATATTGGATCAACCGTAGTATCAAAAGGGCCTTGATTAATTACGTTATCTATATTAACCATGTAGATACGACCTGTATCTGTCCTTTCTTTCAATATACCATTTTTGAATATTTCTACGGCTGGTAAAACCTTTTTACGTAATCCTTTTTTATGTTCATATATATTATACAAACGTTCGAATTCGTTTGTGTCACTATAGAATGCTTCATACAAATCAGGAACTTCGTGTGGATCAAATAGTGTTATGTTCTGATTATTCTTATAACGATTCCAAAACATCTTATTTACGACTACACTATAGTCTAATTGGCGCACACGTGTTTCTTCTGTACCTTGATTATTCTTTAACACAATTAAATCTTCAAACTGATAATGCCAAATAGGAAATGTAACCGTACAACTTGCATTGCGCACACCCCCTTGACTACAACTACGTAGATCGGCGAACCATTTCTTTAGAAAAGGAATCATACCAGTGTGTTTAATTTCACCGTTGCGTATAGGTGATCCTAATGGGCGGATACGACCTATCTCTAAACCTATGCCAGCACGTTTGCTAGCATATTTTGCCATCATTTCACCAGCAGCAAAAATTGAATCAAGAGTATCATCACTACTAATAAGGACACAACTACTAAATTGTTTAGTAGTTGTTCCCAAACCTGCCAACACCGGCGTGGCCAAAGTGAAATGCCCGTCACTAGCACACTCATAATATTCTTTAACATATTTTAATCTCTTTTCTTTAGATTCATTGTGAAAAGCAGTTGCAGCAGCGATTGCATATCTTACTTGCGGTGTTTCAAAAATTTGACCAGTAGCACGGTTCTGAACTAAGTACTTTTCTGCCAATTGTGCGATAGCCGCATAGGTATAATTTTCGTCCTTGCTATGGTCAATAAAGAGATCAATGATGTCCCATTCTTCTTTCGAATACCATTCAAGTAATTCATTGGTATACATTCCTAGGTCTACATTTTTTCTCACGATATCGTATAGACTAGGAGGGTCATATTGACCATACACTTCTTTACGCAGCATGGATACTTTTTGTCTACCTGCTACATATTGATAATTTACGTCATTAATATCTGTGTTTTCACTTTCATCAATTAGATCGACCATTGCCTTCAATAGCAACTCGTCTATTGTTTTTGTGTGTATTCCGTCGTGAAGTTGTATTTGTGCTTTAATTTCTATCATACTAGGACTAACGTTATCGATGCCCTTGCACCCGTATGCTACTTGTCTTTGTATCTTGCTTATGTCTAATGGGACTGATTCGCCGTTGCGTTTTACTACGTTTATATTCATGTTTTATGTGCCTATTATAATTATTTGAATGGGTTACTGCAGGTGATAAGATATTTAATGTGTGTTACAGGATAAACTACATATATATTTTACGTATCCTGTAAGACTAGTGTTTTTACTTTAATCTTGCTAGGTGATCACTGATGTCAATTTCGCTCTTTATTGTGAAATCTGCTACAGTATTTGTCTCAACTGTATTAGGCCAGTAATTAAGAAAAAATTCGCTGTTTACAACAACCAAAATAACGTCATTACCAAACTTATCACTAGCATTAACCATTCTTACATTTTTTTCTCCTAATAGATGTAAAGTATAGCACATTCCTAATGCTTTAG